CGGCCACTACTACAACATTAGTTTATAATTCAAACGGGTCGGGCAACAACCCTTTCAAGCGTCATTTCGCATCACTAAGCGGCAACGGCTTATCCTATGCCGCAGGTGATACATTCAATCTTAGGGCAACAGGACTTAGCGGATACCAAGAAACGCAGGTTGGCCCTGCAAGAATGACGGCATATTTTACGGTGGTTTAGAATGAGTATGAGTAATGTGAGAAGTGTTAGACAATATATGCTTGAGGTATTCGTAGATTATTTTCAAAAGCCTTTGATATGGGCTGACCTATCTGCTACTGAACAGCAAGACTTGAAGGATTATAGACAGGCGTTGCTTGATTGGCCGGATACTATACAGGGTATATTTGGTGAGGATAGTCCGGTGGCTCACGCAGAACACCAACCCGCACAACCCTCTTGGTTTGCTTCTAAGCACCCTATGGGTAGAATCTATCAATAAGCCTTAAATACACCATAGGGGGTGTAGGAAATATGAGTGAGAGTGAGAGTGTGGGAACACCGAGTGAAATGGAAATAGATGTGGATGCCGTTCTTAGGGTAGCCACAGACCGCTTAGTTTGGATAAGGCTTCTTGAGAAGGCCGTCAATGATATTGACGGAGTATTGGGTAGTCTGAAAAACGACATTGCTGAAATTTCAGCAGGTATGCAAGCACGAGACGGCGGCGCTGTTGAAGAGACCGTTGGCGTTGAAGATGACGAGCAAGAGTGATGAGGATATTTCACTCGATGTAAGCGGGTGGTTAGCATGGATACTAACGAAAATTGGAGTATTGGTCTAAGCACTTTGAAACATGAAAACACAAGTGGTAATGTGATTAGATGGTGGGAAGATTAGGAAAAATAGTCTATATGCCACCGGAAAAGTCATTCACGAAGGTAAAGATTGAAGAGACACTACATGGTTATAAACTCTACCGGACAGGTGAAGACAGGCCATTTACGGTGATACCGCTTTCAGCAGTTAAACAAATAATTTACGATAGGTGAGAAAATGCAGGGAAATAATACAACAGTAGAACAGTGCTTAGATGCACTAAATGAAACGGTAGCGTGCGCAAGTGAGTCGTCATCAATCTTTGATGATATAGAGGTAATACTCCTTTCAATAGGAATACTACTTGGTGTCGCGGCTTGGGCAAAGCAGAAGTATGCTTCTATGCAAGCCGACGGCAAGATAACTCTTGACGAAGTTATTGACTCTGTGGGTGAGGCCCGTGAAAAGGCAGAGGAAGCAGAAGAGGCACTAAAGGCTATCGAAGACACTCTAAATTCACACAATGTGACTGAATTGAAGGCAATGCTAAAGGAAGCAGGGCTGTCCGTAAAGGGCAAGAAAGCAGACTTGGTTGCTCGACTCGCAGCACATAAGGGTGAGTGAGAGTGGCAGACGATGGGGTTATTGCTCTAAGGATTGATAACTTAGAGAATACTACTGAGAGGCACGAAAGGCTCATAGAGCAATTGGTTCAATCGCAAGTAGATATGAAGACGGGGCTAACCCAAGTCGCTACCGAGTTAGAGATTACTAACGGACTTATTTCAGCGTATATGGCTAATATGCAAAAGATTATTTTTGCCCTTATTGCTATCGTAGCAGGGGCAATGGGTATCTCTTCTCAGATGTGATATTATGCAGCAAAGCGAATGGCATGAATGGTGCAGGGGAGTAGTAAAGTCCCAAGCCAACATTGAAAAGTCGCTCAAACAATACAATAGATTACAAAAGCGTATGCTTTACATAATGGGATTAGGATTTGTGACGGTGTTAGTGAATGGGTTATTATTGTTCTACAAATGATGTTGGCTCACGATTGGGCCTTAACAGCGCACAGCGCACGCAAGCCTCTACTAAATTAACATTGGCTATGAAGCGGGCCACCATAGAGATAGACCAAGAGTTTAGAGACTATGGTAGGGGCGCACCAAGCGGAGAGATAGGTAGTAGCACACTCTCAAACCCTATACTTGCAGGCGCTACCTCTATACCATTGGTAAGCAATACTGCCTTCGCTACTACCGGAGAGGGTAGTATTGATGCAGACTCCTTTTCATGGACAGGTAAGGGCTCTAACAGCCTTACAGGATGCACAGGAATAAGTGTAGCACACGCTTCCGGCGATACAGTTAGAGGTGGAGAGATGACTCACATACTCACAGAAATTTGTGCTGACCTTGCGGCGGCTTACTACATGGAGGATGAGGGCGGCTCATTTGAAGGTGGGGTAGGCGGGACAATCATGCGTGAAAGAGGAACACTTAACCTAAAGAGGCTTGCCCATTTGGGGTTAGTCAATTAGGTGATGGTATGACGCAACAAGAGCAGATAGAAGCGGGAAGGCACTTTTCCCAAGAAACCAAGAAACTCTTTGACGAATTTCAGGCTCGACAAAAAAAAGCAGTGCTAAAGAGAATGCGAGTAATTGGAGAAGCAGAAGTCAAGAGAACCAAAGATAGGTTAAAGCGCGGCAGTAAGGTTGCACAATTCGTGGGCAGATATACACAGGGTATAGAAGCAAGATACAGCATGAGTGGTGCAAAAGGCGACTATGGAACGATTAGTTTTGGTGTATTCAAACCACTTAAGGCAGAAAGAGGGAGAATAAGCGACATAGATAACATGGCCGCTTTACTTGCGTCGGACTTGACCTTTAGCCCAATAACGGCCAAGACAGAGGCACAGGCAGTGCGAGGATTCATATTCGCAAGAAACCACCATACGACGAGACCCCAATTTTACAGAGGTATTAAACTCGGTTATGTGCATCCCGACATTCCTGCTACGGATGACTTCTTAGTGAAAGCACAGGAGAATATCATCAGAGACTTAGAAACATTGGGTCAAGACCTTCAAAAAGCGTGGAAGAAAACAGATAAAGCAAACAGGGGGAAGCGTTGATGGGTATAGCCACTAAGAATCAGTATTGGAATGCTCGTATGACGGGCGCAGACCCCGCAAATCCGGGCGGAAATAGCAATGATGTTTGGGCAGGCGGTAGTGGCTCTGCAAGCGGTGGAGATTGGGTCATAACTAATGGGCAATGGACTATAACACCCGAAGCAACCGACCTTTCTTACACTATGTTGGCTTGTTTTTCCTATACCACAGCGCCGTCTAACGGTGCGGTTTTACTTTCACTTGATAATGGCACACATAAGGTTGAAGTGCAGTCTGACGGCACTACTACGGGGCTTAAAGTAGTGGGTTCTACTACCAAAACCTTCTCCGGTCTTGATTTGAATGTCTCCGAAGAGGCTTCTGTTCCTATAATGGTGAGATTAACCCTTGAAAACGGGGGCGCAGTCAAGTGTTATCGCTACGAAATAGAGGAAGATGACGATGCAAACACAGATTATCTCAGTTTAACAGGAGCAACGGGCTCTTCACGAGCAGTAAAGTGGGGCAATACGAGTGGTAGTGTTAAATGGCATAGCACATATTACTCTAAATTTGGTGCATTTTCACCAAGAGAATTGATACCTTCTGCTTTTGCGCAAGATATTCATGTAAGAATGGGGTTAGCGATAGTGGAGCACCTTAAGAATAGCAAAAAACCCTTCTTGAAAACACAGGTGGATGACGCTAACATAGTCTTCGCTTACGATGTATCCCCCAATAACCTGCGGAGGATGCGCACACCTTCCATCCATGTCTATGTGGATAGCATAGCATCACCGGAGTTTGACGCTATGGGTGGCTCTTCAATAGAGCAAAACTACGATGTGGAAGTGTTTGTGACGACAAAGGGTAGCAATTATGAGAATGCCTATATGTATGGGCTCAACATTTTGGGTGAGGTTTTCGATGAACTTTATACATCTACGGGGTTAAGTGGCACTACGGACAGTCTTGAGGGACATACTTGCAAATTAGATACAAGAGTGGATGATGACGAGATTATTTGCTCTCACCAATTGACTATGACTTACCGGCGCAGAATCAAGATGACGCGGCGTTAAAGCGTAGGTTTATAGGACACTTAGCGCTTTACTGAACATATAGAGGAATCTAAATGGGTGTCGAATGGTTGAATAGATATGTCGCTCTTGAGAAAGAAGACACATACGGAGTAGAGCCGGGAACGGTATCAAAGATTGTATTAGCAAGTGCAGGCACAGGCTATACTGCTAACGCGACAGGAACATGGGTTCTTACTTCGACAGAGGGCGGAACAGGCGCAAGAGGCACAGTCACTTGTGCAGGTGGTAGTGCTAACACTACCATTACATCATTCACAGTCCTTGAAGGCGGACAGAAGTTTTCAGAAGATGATACTTTCGCCCTAACAATATCGGGTTTGGCCGGAGGCGGCTCGACCCCTGTTGTGACTATATCCATTGGCGGACAGCCCGAAAGCACAGACGGTAAGACTGATGGGACTAACGACACCAACGGAATTATCTATGGTGAGTGCGACGACGAATCAATGAAGCAGACTTTTGAATTGCTTACTCGCTCAGACATGAGCCGACAGGTGGCTTCTAAGGCCGTCACAAATACTCAATACGGTGAGGGTTCAATTAACCTTGCCATTCAGCCCGATGATTTCATGGGCAACATTCTATACGCTTTCCTCCCCGTTGAGGAAATCGGAACAAAGTGCCTACGCACGGCATCAGTAAATGCGTCAGGTGGCGGTGGAACAACAGGTTCTTACATTCTTGAAGTGACCGGCGCAACA